GCAACTAGCCGTCAGCGACACCTCGGCAGAGGTGTCAACTTAAACCAAGCGGCCTCCTCGAAAGTCGGGGCGGTTCACCCAGCCTCGCATTGGTTTCCTCGGGAAACTTACCCTCGGACTGCTCTCCGCGACTCCGACTTTTATCCCGTTCTCGCCTCCAAAGAGGACTTACGCGCCGGGCTGGTATGCCGTCACCATATCGCTACCACTGCTGCAATCCTGCATAGCCCAGGAACCCTTACCTTGCTTGGCCGCTAGACCTAAGTAGTTCTCGCGGTTCGTTGGCATGGGTTGAACTGTACAGACCGGGACAATTTGTGTCAAGGACTTTTCACTGTCCCAACCTTAGGACGAACCCTAGTAGGTATCTTTTACTGAGTTGCTCGGCGGGCTTTCCACTATGTAAGCAGTGTGCGCCGTTGTTTAGTCTTTTGTCCGTTGATAAGAGGTCAATTTGATGCCTATTTCCGCGGTGATGTCCCTAAATTTTTATTGACACAAATCAAATACGCCTGTACAGTCTCGCCTAGCGTTAAAGCAACGATAAGGGAGTCAACATGGCAACGATCAGCGAACGCAAGAGCCGCACCGGTTCTAAATGGCAGGCCAAGGTTAGACGCCTCGGTCATCCCGTTTTCTCACGCACCTTTGACACGCGAGAGGAAGCGGAGCAATGGGCCGCGTCTAAAGAGGCATCCTTGGACCAGGGACAAGAGCAAACTACAGACGTTGCAGAGGTTATGCGCATAGGCGATCTGTTGTCTCTATACAAAGCGTCTCACGTGGCTCCGGACAGCCTCCGTACTACCGACCTGGAATCGTCTGAGCTTTGGAATATGACGATGGCAGAAGTTAAACCGGAGGACGTGCTGGAATTTTCGCCCGCACCTACTGCCGCCACCAACGCCCTCCAGGCCGCAATCGAGTACGCCCGTCGTGAGTTTGATATCCGGTTACCTCGAAACCCTGTAGCCGCAGCTTACGCAAAACCTACCCAAGTTCGTGACCGTCGAATTTCATCGGCCGAAGAATTAGCACTGCTTAATGAATCAGACAATACGCGTGGTGGTTACCTTCGCGACGCTATCATAATCGCTCTCGATACTGCGCTGATGCAGCACGAGATTATCAAGCTCGATTGGTCCGATGTGGACCTAGATAAGTCAGAACTCCGTGTTTCCGGAAACAACGGTATTCGTATAATCCCGATTACTGACCGTGTGCGAGAAGCCCTAAAAGCCAGAGGCATTAAGTCTACCGGTCCCGTATTCGCTGGCGTTACTAGCATGGCACTGCAACGAGCATTTATCCGCACTGTTGAGCGTGCAAAACTTAATGACTTACATTTCAATGATCTTAGGTACGAAGCATTGCATCGAATGCTTGCCAATGGATTATCTATGTATGAACTCTGGAGCATTATCGGGAGCAAGACTTTGCACCCTCTTGAGCGTATCCTAGGCACCTCCGAGCGCGTTTAGGGACACACCACTGGAACCCTTGCCAATCAAGGCTCTGCACCCCCACATTTCACGATACGAAAAGCATGGGAGTAAAGATAGAGGGATGAGCCCTTGTCGCTGTAGGCAGGCTAGCCCGTAGCTACAGACCGGTGCGAAGTCCGGTCCATTTAATTCCATCAAGATTATATCCCATAATCTACACCAAGATTATCTACCTGTAGTATAGAGTCGAATACTCAGAACACACCGTATTTACCTTAGCTCCTTATAGCTCTATCCGAGCGAAGCGAGGAGATTAATCTATCCCAATATTAATAAATAAGGATTAGTCTATATGCTAGGTAAGATCAAACATACTCGATTAACAGGTAGTGCTGGTGTAGCACAACGTAATCGTATTAGGCTTAGAGATAACTATACCTGTTGCAAGTGTTCTAGAGTTACTGTAGATGGTGAAGTAGACCATATTATCGCATTAGACGATTATGGTACTAATGATGATACTAATCTACAGTACTTATGTACAGATTGCCATAAGCTGAAAACCGCTACAGATAGACGGTATGTCATTAAGTCTGGTAGTTCAGTAGATGGAACTCCTACATCCAAACATCATCATTGGAATACTTAGATGCTGCTATACCTCATCATTACTATTATCACTATTGTTATCTACTTCTCTTAGGCTGTTATTGGCTGTAGCACAGGCTGATTAATGGCTGTAGTTATCTAGGAGTTATCAATCGAAGATTGTAGTAATACATAGGTACTACATGCAGTATCTGTACCAGCATTGTCTATATCCGGTCCATAGCGATAGCTACATCGGCTGTATGCTACGTCTACCATGTGTAGCTGTATTGTTAAATGTACGGAATCGGTCTATTTCAGGCATGGTCTTTGCCAATAGCTAATCCCTAGCAGATATCTCCATCGATTCGGCCCAAATGCACAATTTTGGTGCTGATAGGATGTGCCTATGGTCCCGGCAGGTCGATAGGCGGGGGGTGGATGCGAATAGATCGCATTTGGCGGCGGACACCGACCGGTCCTGTCGAAATAACGCTAACTGCAAATAAACGGCAAGGAAACTCCTCGTCGTGTCGTATTCGCTCTGGTTCGCACCAGAATCGTCCCAGACGGGCTGAAACGCCCTATCCGCTACCTACGTACCAAATCCGGCCCGAACCGCTCCTAGAGCGCTCTAAGCAGTCCTACGCATATGGCCTTACCCGAGGCTCTAGCCGTAGTACTTCGCGCGATCACGCGCGCACGTAGCCCATTAGTTAGTAGAAACAATTAGGAGGCCTTATGGCTAAGACCCGTTCCGATAGCGTTACCGCTGCGGTTAAGGCTGCGCAAGCGGCTTCCCTTGGTCCTATCAAGCCACCCGCTCACGTTCGCCTTAGGGATATCGACATTCCCTATTGGAATAGTATCGTGCTGGCCCGCGCTGCTGATACCTGGACTGATATCGACTTGGCCCATGCGGCTAACCTTGCTCATTGCCAAGCGGATATCAATCGCATTCAGGAAGAATTAGAGAACGAGAAAGACATTATCACTAACGCCAAGGGAACACAGGTTGTTAATCCTAAGCATGCGCTGCTGAATACCCTTAGCGTTAGGTCTATGGCTTTGTCGGCTAAGTTGCACGTGCATGCGGCGGCTACAGTTGGCCGTAGTGCGGACGCAAGTAAGAAGCTTAAGAATGAGCAAGAGGCGCGTAAGCCGGTTGATACCGACCTGGACGACCTCGTGCCGCGTCTCCGTGCGGTTCAATGACGAGTCCGTTTCGATGCGGCCCGGTTCCTGTCCTTAGGGACTGGCGCAGTCTCCCTAATGCGGAGCTAACGCGAGCGGAACGGGCTATGCGGTGGATTGAGGGTGCCTGCGTTATCCCTGAAGGTGCCTTGGTCGGCCAGCCTATCCGGCTAGCAGACTTTCAGCAGGCGTTCTTTTACTCGGTCTACGACAACCCGGCCGGGACGCGCCGCGCGCTATTCAGCATCGCACGCAAGAACGCGAAGTCAGCGACTATCGCCTGTATCTTGCTGGTCCACCTCGCAGGGCCAGAGGTAATTCTCAACAGCCAGATTGTCTCCGGGGCTATGTCCCGCGATCAGGCCGCGTTGGTGTTTAACCTCGCGTCCAAAATGGTGATGTTGTCCAAGTACCTGCAGAAGAAAATCAAGATTCTTCCGTCAGGTAAGCGCCTTATCGGCCTGGAACACAACGTAGAGTATCGCGCGCTGTCTGCAGAAGCCAAGACGGCCCACGGCCTTAGCCCTGTCCTCGCCATTCTGGACGAGATTGGACAGATTAGAGGCCCGCAGGACGACTTTATCGATGCTATTACCACGTCTCAGGGCGCGCACGCTAATCCGCTATTGATTGCCCTGAGTACGCAGGCCGCTACTGATGCGGACTTGCTTAGTCAGTGGCTAGATGACGCGGAGCGTAGTGGCGATCCTCGGATCGTAAGCCACCTGTACGCGGCCCCGAACGATGCGAAATTGGACGATAGGTCCGCATGGGCCGCAGCTAACCCGGCCCTCGGTCTGTTCCGCTCGCTCGCGGACCTTGAGGAGCAAATGAAGCAGGCCGCGCGGATGCCTTCTATGGAGAATACGGCGCGAAACCTTCTGCTTAACCAGCGCGTGTCCGTGGTCTCTCCTTTTATCTCCCGCGATGTTTGGGAGTCCTGCAGAGGCACCGTGCTTCCATTCGATGCGTACACCGTTATCTACGGTGGCCTCGACCTCTCAGCGCGCACCGACCTTACCTCGCTGGTGCTTATCGGAAAGATCGACGGTAAATGGCACTCCGTCCCGTACTTCTGGGCGCCAGAGGAAGGGGTTACGGATAGAGCAAAGCGGGACCGTGTGCCTTACGACCTATGGGCCTCACAAGGATTCTTGCGGCTCACTCCGGGCAAGTCCGTCGATTACGAGTATGTCGCGCACGACATTGCGGACATTTGCTCCGGCCTGAACGTGCATTCCATCGCATACGACCGCTGGCGAATCGACCTCCTTAAAAAGGAATTCGCGGATATGGGTGTAGACCTTCCTCTGGTCCCACACGGCCAAGGATACAAGGACTTCTCCCCGGCTCTGGACGCGCTAGAGGCGGAACTAATCAATGCCCGCATGGTGCATGACGGAAGCCCGGTGCTAACGATGTGCGCTGCTAATGCGGTGCTGTCAAAAGACCCATCCGGAAACCGCAAGCTCGACAAGGCCAAAGCTACCGGTCGCATCGACGGTCTTGTGGCTTTAACGATGGCTCATGGTGCGGTCGTATTGGCTGCGGGCAACGAGGACTTAGGTGCGCCGATGGTCTACTAAGGATAACGAATGAAAAACAGAATGTTTAGTGCCGTGCTTATTAAGTCCGTGGACGAGGAGCAACGGATTATTGAAGGTATCGCCTCCACGCCTACTCCGGATCGAGTTAAGGACATTGTAGAGCCAAAGGGCCTCACGTTCGCCGCAGAGGTTCCCCTCCTCTGGATGCACAAACACGATATGCCCGTCGGGTCTGTCAAGTTTGGCGAGCCTACAGAAAAGGGCCTCCCATTCACTGCGCAGATTGCCAAGGTGGACGAACCCGGCGTAGTCAAGGATCGCACGGATGAGGCGTGGCACTCGGTAAAAACGGGCCTCGTTAAAGGTACGTCGATTGGCTTTCAGCCGATGGAGTACAAGGCCCTTCCAAATGGCGGAACGCACTTTACCAAGGCGTCCGTGCATGAGCTTTCTCTAGTAACTATCCCTTGCAATCCGGAAGCTCTTATCTCCGCATTCAAAAGTCTCGTACTTGCTGAGACCGCAGAAGCGGGCGAAGTAACGGGCGAAAAACCCGTAGAAGTGACAGCGGCGGAAACCACTGTCGAAACTGCCGTTGTTAAAACCCCGCGTCTGGTCAAGCTCGACCTTTCGTATCGTAAATATTAAGGACTACATAAATTGTCTATCGCTGAAAAAATCAAGGCCCTTACGGCACGTCTGGCACAAGCTGAAGCAGCGCGTAATGAGCTTGTTGTGAAGTCGGTCAACGGCGACGTTCCGCTCACGGACGACGAAGTTACGCAGTTCAACGCCTACGAGAAGGAACTCACGGACGGCGCAGAGGAGCTTAAGCGCCTGCAGACCGTAGAAAAGTCTATGGCTGCGCAGGCGGTTGCCGTCGCAACGGTTAGCGCTACCGCAGTCAATCCGGTTATCGAGGTTAAGAGCAACGCCCCGAAGGGCTCGTCCTTCACGCGAACGGCTATGATTCTTGCCAAGGCTAAGGGCGACCTCTCGCTTGCTAAGTCGCTCGCGGAAGTCCACTACAAGGATGATGCTGTAGTCAATGGGATTATCAAGTCGGCAGTCGCTGCAGGCTCTACCACGGTCGCGGCTTGGGCGGGCAACCTCGTGTACCCGGAAACCTACGGCGGTGACTTCATTGAACTGCTGTACCCGCAAACGGTTGTCGGCCGTCTTTCGGCGAAGAAGGTTCCGTTTAACGTTCGTATCGCTGGACAAACTGGCGGTCAGGCTGTCGGCTGGGTTGGTGAAGCCGCACCGGCCCCGGTTACGTCGGCCGCGTTCAACGCCATTTTCCTGACGTGGAGCAAGGTCTACGCGCTGTCAATTCTCTCGGATGAAATTATCCGCTTCTCGAATCCGGCCGCTGAGGCTCTGGTGCAGGCTGACCTTCTGAAGGCAACGGCGCAAGGCATTGATAGTACGTTCCTCGGCTCGGCTGCGGCTGTCGCTAACGTCTCGCCTGCTGGCATGATGAACGGCGCGGCGGCTGTCGTCGCAACGGGTGCGGACTATGAGTCTCTCCGTAAGGATGTTCAATCGCTCCTCGCTCCGGCTATCGCGGCTAACTACAACCTCCAATCGGCGGTGCTGGTTATGTCGCCTGCCCGCGCGCTGGCTATTGGTTCGATGCTGACCCCGCTGGGTGTCCTCGCGTTCCCGAACCTGACGATGGACGGCGGTTTCCTAATGGGCATCAAGGTAATCACGTCGAATAACGTTAGCGGTAGCGTTATCCAACTTCTGATCCAGGATGAAATTTTCCTGTCGGAGGACGCAGGCCCGCAGATCGACATTTCCCGCGAAGCGTCGATCATTATGGACACCAACCCGGCCGGTGCAAGCTCGACTCCGGTTTCGATGTTCCAGAATGGTCTCGTCGCTATCCGCATCGGTCAATTCATCAACTGGGCCAAGCGCCGCAACCTCGCAGCCGCCCAGATCACGGGCGCGGCCTACGGTTCGTAATCGAAACGCCCGCGTAACTGCGGGCTAATTCTTTAGGAATCCTATGGCATTCAAACCACGCGATATCTTGCCGCTGTATCAGGCGGTGCAAGTAGGTCTAATCATTCTTCAATTCAAGGGTAGTGCTCCTGCTGTTGGCGTTGGCGTCAACGGGAGTATTGCTCTTGATGCGATGGACGGTAAGCGGTACGTGAAAACTGCGGGTGCTTGGGCGCTCGCTTCAGTCTAACTGACCAGCCTGGAGGGCTTATGTCTAGCAAAGTTAGGGTGCAAGCCCTCTGTGATGTTCAGTTCCTTTTCCGCAAGGACGAAATTAAAGAATATAGCCCCACGGATGCGCGCGCTCTAGTTGCGCTTAAGTGGGTTAAGCCGGTTACGGACTCGGAGGATACGCCTAAGCGCGGTCCCGGACGGCCTCGGAAGAATGCTTAACAAGGGAGGCCCGCTTGGGACTTTTTGACAGTATCACAAAAGGCTACTTCCGAAAGAAGCCAGGTAAGACTCCCCTTGGCGTGGGTGTATCCGCAACGATGTTCCCCGGAGGTGACGGGCTTAACGTTAGGGAACCTTACCCCGGTGCGTGGCAGCAGAACCAGAGCCTTTCAGGCCAGAGCGGCATGCTTGCCTCCTCCGCAGTGTTCGCCTGCGTAGACCTAATCTCATCGGACGTGTCTAAGCTTCGTATCAAGTACGTCAAACTCACTACTGGCGTATGGCTGGAATCCCCTACTCCGCGCTTTACCAAGGTTCTCAACAAGCCTAACCATTACCAGACACGTCAGCAATTCATTAAAGCATGGCTATCAAGCAAGCTTCTTTGGGGTAATGCGTACATCCTGAAAACTCGGGACGCTATGGGTAACGTAGTCGCTATGGAGGTGCTGAACCCCCGCTACGTTATCCCCATGGTTGCGCCGGATGACTCCGTGTTCTACCAAGTCACCATGTCCCCGCTACAAGTCTCGCCGCTAGAGGCTGTTGTGATTCCGGCCCGTGACATTATTCACGACCGGGGTATTACAGCATGGCACCCGCTTGTCGGTGTCTCGCCTCTGGTTGCATGCGCAACGTCTGCGACTATGGGTAGCAATATCGCCGTAAATTCCGCCGCCTTCTTTGGTAATGCTGCGCGGCCCTCCGGTGTACTTACCGCCCCGGCCCAAATTTCCGCAGAACAGGCACAGGCCGCCAAGACTGCATGGGCTAACGCGCATTCCGGCACGGGTTCCGGTAGCGTTGCCGTGCTGGCTGGCGGTTTGACGTATCAGGCCGCGACCATGACCAGCACGGACGCGCAGCTTATCGAGCAATTGAAATGGACTGTAGAGGACGTGGCCCGCTGTTATCACGTCCCGCTGCATAAGCTTGGTGCTGAGACTGCCTCTCGTCCCGCAGCCAGTGCGGCTATATATGAAGGGATGTACTACAGCGATTGCCTGCAGGCGCACATTGAAAGTATCGAGTCCCTTCTAGATGATGGTCTGGGCGTTCCGGACGGACAAGGCACTGAGATTGATACAGGCGGTTTGATGCGCATGGATGAGGCCGCAATGCACGAGTCCTTGTCTCAGGCAGTTGGTTCCGGCTACATGAAGCCCAACGAAGCGCGCGCTAAAACCGGCCTTCCTCCTACAGAAGGCGGAGATTCCTGCTATTTGCAGCAGCAGAACTACTCCTTGGTTGCTTTGGCTAAACGGGACCAAAAACCCGCACCGTCTAGCAACGCGCCTAAACCGGCAGACCCCGCGTCCCCGGACGACTCGGAGCAAGGCAATAATGGGACGGAGGTGGATGACAATGCCTGACTTGGTATCTCTGGTGGAGGCTAAGTTTCACCTCCGTATTGACGACACGTTCTCGGACTCGGACCTAGCAGAGAAGATCACCCAAGCTAGCGATATCGTTGTCGATTACGTAGGCACTGCAGCATCAGACGGAAGCACTCCGGCTAGCTGGGATCAAACGACAGTACCGCCGCGCGCTAAGACTGCAGTGCTTCTCGTGTTGGCTACGTTGTTCGCTAGCCGCGAGGGTTTTGACGACCCGCTGAGTCCCGGCGCACGCTCCGTGCTTGACCGCCTCCGTCCCGTGGTGTTCGCGTGACTCCCGGCCAGAAGAAACGGCAAGGATCGGGTGTGCTTGCTGGCGATCTAAGTTTGAAAATCTCACTGCAGCGGAAATCATCCGGCCAAGACGAGCTAGGTCAGCCCGTTGACGTTTGGACGGAATACGCGCTCGTCTGGGGCAGCGTTCGGCAGCTTACCGGCAAGGAAAAGGTGGCAGGCGGCACGCAGGTAGATACCGGCACCGCCTCTATCCGCATCCGTTACCGGACGGACGTGAACAACGGAGATCGAGCCATTGCGCAAGGTCATACGTTCAATATCGCCTCCGTTCTGCCCAATGTAGCCACGCGCGAATTTACAGACTTAGCCTGTACGGAGAATGCTAATGCTGGCTGAATCCGTCGTCGCCACTGCGCTGTCTCCAGTCTTACCCGCCAAGGTATTCCCGGACGTAGCTCCGGCCGCCACTGCAGCGCCATGGATTACGTACCAAGCCGTAGGCGGTCAGGCGTTCGCAACAATCGACGGAGAGACGCCCGGTACACTGAATGCGCGTATGCAGGTCACCGTGTGGTCTAAGACACGCCTGCAAACTGGAAACATTATGCAGCAGGTATTTCAAGCGCTGGTAAATCCCGCAGTAAAGGCAGTACCTATCGGTGCGCCTGTTAGTACCTTTGAACCGGATACTTTGCTATACGGCTCTACTCTCGACTTTTCAGTAACATATTCAGGATAACTAAATGAGTTCTACAGCAAAAACCGCACAAGGTACTACTATCGCGATCAATACCGGCACCGACGCTACCCCGGTTTGGACCGATATCAAGAATGTTTCGGATATCAGCGGCTTTGACGGTAAGGCTGCGGAAATTGACACTACCGACCTTAGCTCGGTTGCGAAAGAGCGCGTCCTCGGTCTGCAGGACTGGGGTACGGTTACGCTCGCCGCGTTTATCAATCTGTCCGAGGCCAGTCATGCCGCGTTGCTCGCAGCTAAGAAGGCAGGCACGAAAAAGAGCTTTAAGGTAACGCTCTCGGACGCCTCTACGATTGCTTTCGACGCGTTCGTAGCTACGTTCCCCATCGCTGCTAAGGTTGATTCCGTGTACTCGGGCAACATTGCACTTACCGTTACCGGCGACCTCACCGTTACCGTTGGCCCGTAATATTTAGGATACCTATGAATAAAGAACAACTGTTCGCGGCCCTTGAGGCAGAAGTTAAGGCGGTAGAGGTTAAGGCGGTCAATGCTCTGCTGTACTTCAAGGTGCTTACCGGTCGCGCGCGCGACGAATTCCAAGCGCTTATCGCGTCTGGAGACAAGACGGCTAGCCACTTCGAGGCTGCTATTGTGGCTGCTACCGTGGTGGACGAGAGCGGCGCTCCGGTGTTCTCGTCTGCGGACGTTGCAGCGCTGCGTGACAAGTCGGCCAGCGCTGTCTCCGAAATCGCCAAGGTCGCGCTTGACGTGAACAAAATTGGCGCAACCGCTGAGGAAGCCGCAGTAAAAAACTAACGGAGAGTCCGGAGCTTCTTTTCTGGTTCCGGCTCACTAAAGAGATTGGCGGATGTACGGTAAAGGAGCTACAGGAACGTATGTCTAGTGCTGAATTCGGGTACTGGAAAGCGTTCTACTCTCTGGAACCGTTCGGAGACCGAATAGACGATATTCGCATGGGTACAGTCGCCAGCGTGGTCGCTAATGTGAACCGCAAAGCGGATACCCCGCCCTTTAAGCCTAAGGACTTCATCCCCTGGGCGCACGAACCCGAGACCAAAGAAAGCGCGCCCTCTGCTGAGGCTGTCGCGGTATCGGTGTTCGGCATTAACCTAGTGGAGCTTAAAGCCAGTGGCAAAAAACACGTCGTCATTCGAAATCCAAAATCCGCAGGCACTAACTGACGTACTCGACCGGGCCGCACTAGGCGGCTCAGAATCGGCATTGCGTAAAGGTGCAGCGGCGGGCGCTACGATCTTCTATCGGGAGATTAAGGTACGGGCCATGCCGTATTACCGCACTGGCACGCTAGAGGAAAGCATTCTCGTTACCTATATCCCAGAGGAGTCCGTACCGGGAAAGCTTGCCACCTACGCCGTCACGTTCAACAAGAAAGCATGGTACGCGCGCCTCTTGGAATTCGGCACGTCCAAGATGGCCGCGCGGCCGTTTATCCGGCCGTCCTTCGAGGCTAAGAAAACGGAAGCCGGTGAGGCTGTAATCGAACAAATTCAGGAGGCCGTGACAAATGGCAAATAACCAAACCACTGTCAAGGTTTCCGCAGACGCCAGCGGGTACACCGCAGAGCTAGACCGGGGGCGTAGGTCTGCCGAGGCATTCGCGGCCACGCAGGAGGCCGTTTCGCGCCGGGTTAAGACGGCCCAAAAGGCTATCGAGGAGGCCGCTACAAGTGGTTCCAAGGCATCCGCAACGGCGATTAATAACTTTGTCTCCCAGCTTGCTCGTACGGCGGATCAGGCAGGGAAAACGCGCGCGCAACTTCTCGAAATGAAGGCGGCGCAACTCGGTATTACGGACTCCGTAGCCGGGTACATTAAGCAGGTAGAGAAAGCGGCTGAGAGTACGCACGGCATGAGCCTTGCGACTACGGGCGCGCGCCGGGAACTTCTCGTTCTTGCGCACGAAGCGTCACAGGGCAACTGGAAGAAGTTCGGTGGCTCTTTGATGGTGCTGGGCGAACGAATGGATGCAATGTCCGTCATCATGTCCGCTACGGGCGTAGGCGTAGGTCTGTTCGCGCTTGCTATCGGCGCGGCTGGTTACGAGATTTACAAGACTGTCGCTGCGATTGATGCGCTCGATAACGCGTCTAAGGTAACGAACGGATACCTTGGTCTCACCAACGATCAGCTTAATACGATGGCTGTTCGAATGGGTGCCGCGAATGGCGGGATTGCCAACGTAAGTGAGACTATGGCGTCGCTGGTCGGCTCCGGGCATGCATCCCAAGAGACCATCGAAAAACTCACTACTGTTGTGTTGCAGTTTGGTAAGGACGCGGGGCTGTCGGCAGACAAGGCCGCAGAGGCGTTTGTAAAGCTTATCGAAGATCCTAAGAAGGGTATCGAGGAGCTTCAGTCCAAGTACCACACGTTTAGCGCGTCGCAGATCGAAGTAATCGATAACTACGTCAAGACCGGAGACACCGCCAAGGCTACGCAGGCGTTCATTGACGCGGTGGCAGATTCTCAACATCGCATGGCCGCGCAGGGCGAGCAAGAGGTAGGTATTCTCACGCGAGTATGGCGTAGCTTCGCGGATGCGGCCAAGCAGGCCGGGGATAACTTCGACCGTGCCGTGGCTGCTACGTCTAACGCAGACAAGCTCACTGCAGCCCTGAAGCGCCAAGCGGACGCCCAGCGTAACCTTGCGCAGGCCCGCGCTATGCCGTTCGGGAACACCAGTTCCGCCCAGGCAGAGATGGATGCGGCTAATGCTCAAGTAGCAGCGCTGCAGAAGGTACAAGCGGCGCAGCAAAAGGCAGCAGACGATAATCGTGCGCGCGCCAAATCTGGCGACGCCAAGGTTGCCGTAGACAAGTACCTTGGAGATTCCCGGTATGCTAGTCCGGCCGCCAAGCAGAAACTTGAGCTTGATGCGGAGAACGAGAATTTTAACAAGGCTACCAAAGACCTTGACAAGAACTCCAAGGATTATCAGGATGCGCTAAAGCGTCACTACGGAAACGTAGAGACTATTAATGAGCAATACGCTAAAAAGACTCGCGTCCATACTAACGAGGGCGGAATTAATGCGGAGCTTGCCCGCATTGCTGGACAAAACCAGCTAATCGCCAAGGAAGAAAAGCGCGCGGAGACAGTATTAAAGAGTCAGCGCGACGCAGGACTGGTAGACGCAGAGACGTATTTTAATCGCCTGCATGATATCCAAGCTGCAGCACTCGATAAAGAGATTGCTAACGCTAAACAGCGCGTAGACGTTGCTAATTCGAAGAAAGAGAAAGTAGCGTATGAGAACGCCCTTAAGGAATACAAAGACCTCGTAGAACAGCGCAAGGCTGTAGACACGAACCTTAAGGACTCTCTGGAGAAGAATGCGGCGGCGCGCGTGGCGGCGGTTAATAAGTTCTCGGACCAAGAGACTGCGTTACTCGCCAAGCAGCAACGCGGGTACGACTCGCAGGCCGCGCAGGTCTTTATGACGGCGCAGGAAAAGGCCCACTACGCCGAGCGCACAAAGCTCCTCGACAACTACGAGCAACAGGTAGCCGCGCTTAAGCAGCAGTACGAGTCACCAACGGCAGACCAGAAGGAGTACGCGGAGAAGCTGGTTGCGGCGTCTGACTACTATAAGAAAGCCCAAGCACAACTTGAGGCGGACTTGGCCGCGCAACAAGCAATCAAGGAGAGCTACGGGGCGCAGTTTAAGCTCGCCCTGGTGGACCAAGCGAACCAGACGCAGACGAACGCAGAGTACATGCGCTCGGCTATGGACTCCACCTATAAGGACATGTCCTCTGCGCTTGAGGAATTCGTAACGACGGGCAAATTTAACTTTAGCTCGTTCGCCTCCAGCGTTATCGCTGACCTCGCCAAGATCGCACTTAAGGCAGCGGAGACGCAGATTTTCTCCGGAATCCTTGGGGCTATCGGTCTGGGTAGCGCCGGGGCTGGGGCCGCGTCTGGTGCTACATCATTCGCGGGTGCCTTCCATTTGGCGGATGGGGGCCACGTCAGCGGCCCTGGATCGTCTACAAGTGACAGCATTCCTGCGATGCTCTCTGACGGTGAGTTCGTAGTAAATGCAGCGGCTACGAAGCGGTATAGCGGGCTACTCGCAGCTATCAACAGTGGGCGGTTGTCCCATTTTGCAAATGGTGGTGCGGTTGGTTCCGTGGCTAGCTCTAGCACGTCTCCGACTGGTGGTAATACTCCGGTTAGCGTAACCGTGAATAACAACGGCGGCGGTGGCCTGGACGAGCAAGACGCAGCAGACCTGCACGCAGTCGTGCAGGCGTTCGTAGACAAGCGCCTCAATCAACGTATGCGCGGCCAAGGCGGCTTTGCATACCAGATTAAACACAATCAGGTCTAACCTAAAGGAGGGATCGTGACTACTCCCGTATTTACGTGGCAACCCTCCCTAGAAGTGGTTGGCACTACTAAGTATATCGTGCGTACTGCGCAGTTCGGTGACGGCTACTCGCAACGCGTGGCGGACGGCATTAACAACCGGATCGACACGTACCCTCTAACCTTCTCCGGTGACGGTACGAAGATTACGGCTATTAAGGCATTCCTGGATTCAACTGGGGGTTACCAGTCGTTCTATTGGACGCCCCCATTACGAGCGCAGGGTCTGTTCAAATGTGACACCCCAACTATCCAGCCGCACGGCGCTAACGCCTACACGCTAACCGTTAATTTCGTAGAGGTATTTAGCGCATGACAGAACTGCAAAAAATTAACCTCGGGACCGCGCCAGCCGGAACGGACGGTGATACCATAAGAACCGCGATGGACAAGCTTAATGCTAACGTCGCCGTCCATAATACCCAAGCCACCTTAACCAGCACTCCAGTTACTACTGCCCGCGCGCTTACCTCCGCGTACATGGGGAAGCGGGTAAAGGTTAATCTTTCTGCTCCAGGCACGCTTAATTGGCCCTCAGCTAATACTTGTTCTGCAGACCAGATTATCCAAATAGTCAATGTTGGGACTGCCACGGTTACTATGGCGGTATCTCCGGGAAGCGGAGACACGGCGGCCAGCGTAACAATTATTCGACCCGGAGAATCGGCATCATACGATACGGACGGTGTTGGTACGTGGAGTTGCTTAACATCACCGCGCGGCACACTCGCAGCAAAATCCTCCGTACTTGATGCGGATTTGGATAGTACAAGTGTGACGTATGACCGCGCGCATTTTATTACCCGTCCCACTGACTCTAGCTTTGCGGCTACGGGTAGTGGCACCGCGGATGACACGGCCGCGCTTAATGCTTGGTTAGCTAGCCTCGCAGCGGCGGGAATAACTGCGGCATGTCTTAAGCCAGGGACGTATAAATACAATCCGGCATCGTTAATTATCCCAGCCGGTGTTCACGTCTATGGCCCGGCGCGGGGACGCGCGGTTCTTCTTCTGGCGGGGGACGGCGACGGGATAACTATTCAGGCCGACGCGCGACTTTCTGACGTGTATCTGTCTGCAACTGCCCCCAGAGCCTCCGGAAGTATGATTGTGCTTGCTGGTAATGGGGCGCAGCTTGATAACTTCGAGATGGATAGTTATTTCGTCGGTGTAAAGGCATACGGCGCATCCACCTCTAGCCTACTTGTTGCTCCCGCTGTACGCCACGGTCTGCTACGAACCCCGTCCACTACGGCCGGGGGCGGCGCGTTCGACGTTAATAATTATTCAAGCGGCGACTTCTCCCACCTAGTAGTAACTGGATCAGGTACCGGCGCGCAACCTAGTTTTGGCTTGCGCATCGGTCACGGCGATACTTTCTTGTTGACTTCTGTAAATATTACTCAACATGGAACGGCTCTCTTGTCGGCACCGACAAGCGGACAAACCTGTTTTTCTCTCCTCGCTACTACATGCCTTTTTGATAACAACCATAATTCGTCGGGGCATAGCGCCGCGCTTACTCCACAGTCGGGAGGTGCGGTAAAGAACGCCCGCTTTGTAAATTCTTGGTTCGGATACTCCGCTAGTGCTAGTGGTTGTTTTATGCAAGGCGCGGGAACAGGTATTGTGGACGGTGTTGAATTTAACGGGTGTGACTTCTTTAATTGCGGAGATTCAGGGTTGCGCGTTGACGGTGCCAACGTAAAGAACTGGAGCGTATTAGGCGGTAATTCGGCCGGGAACACAGTAGGCGGAATTAACGTCTCCGGTGGTAGTACGGACTTTACCATTATGGGACACACAGCGGGAAACGTGTCAGGACGCGGAGCTAATGCTTACGGAATTATCGTGCAGGGTGGCTCAAGCGATCACTACGTTATCACCGGTAACCGTGTTCGCGGAAACACTACCTCCCAGGTTTCTGACAGCGGCACGGGGACTAACAAGTATGTCTCAAACAATCCGGCTTAATAATGACGATTAAAGCAGATATACAGACGCTAGAGCCGGGGCAACTTATCGAACTGTACGAGCTTGATTCTACGGCGATTGGCGGAGAGGTTTCCCGGTTCCACGCGCACTTACAGGCTGGCACCCTTGTATGGCAGGGTGTGGAGTACTTGCCATGGCCTATTATGGCCTCTGGGTTTGAACGTACCGGCGACGCCAGCCAGCCCGCCCCTACAGTCACGGTCGCAAACGTAGACGGTTCTATCTCCGCGCTGTGTATCGCGCTTGGCGACCTAGTCGGCGCTAAGGTAAAGCGGCATAGAACGCTGGCAAAGTACCTTGACGGCCAGCCTGGGGCCGACCCAACGGAGGAGATGCCGGTAGAGCTTTGGTACGTGGAGCAAAAGACCAGCGAGACCAATCTAAACGTCGAATTTACGCTCTCGTCCGCGCTGGACTTTTCCGGTACGCAACTGCCCGCACGTCAAGTAGTGGCGGGGTTGTGCCAGTGGGATTACAAAGGGACCGAATGCGGATGGGTCTCTGTTGCATTCTTTGACAAGAATAACAACCCCACCTCCGATCCGGCGCAAGACGCCTGCAGTAAGCGCTTGTCCGGGTGCAAATGCCGATTTGGCGCTACAGCCCCTCTCCCCTTTGGGGGTTTCCCATCCGCAGGTACGGCAGGCACACTTTAAGGAGCCACATGGACAGCACGTTAAAAGACGCTATCGCGGCACATGCTTTGGAGTGCTATCCATTTGAGGCGTGCGGGCTTGTTGTAGGCGGGGTGTACCGACCTTGCCGGAACATATCAGAAACCCCGCATACGGCGTTCTCGATAGCGCCAGAGGACTATGCGGACGCGGAGGACGCGGGGCCGATTGATGCCTTGGTGCATTCTCATCCTGGCGGTACAGCAATGCCTAGCCAAGGCGATCTAACCGTGTGTGAGGAGCTTGGCGTACCCAAGTGGGTGATTGTATCCCTGGGCGCTCAGGCGGACGGCTCCGTAGCTATTGAGGCATGGCATGAGTTTGGTCCTAGCGGTTTCGAAGCGCCCTTGATCGGATGCGAATTCTCTCACGGAACAAACGACTGCTTTGGGCTAGTGCGGCGGTATTACTGGCAGACCTACGGAATCGCGCTTCCTGACTTTCACCGATCCGGCGAGTGGTGGAATGATGGAAAGTCCTCGCTATATACGGACAATTACGCGGCATGCGGAGGCGTGTCTTTGCCGTTGAATGCTGAACTGCGCGAAGGCGATGTGTTGCTTATGAAAATCCGTAGCCGTAATAACACACCTAACCATGCTGCGGTCTATATCGGAAACGACACAATAATTCATCACTTGTGGGGCCAATTGTCTCGCAGGGATGCTTTACCGCGCTACCGTGATTTTGTCACGCATATTATACGTTATAGGGAGGCGCTTGGATAAAGTAAGAACCATCCGACTTTACGGAAAGCTAGGCGTAGCCTTTGGGCGCATCCATAGGTTCGTAGTTAAATCACCCAAGGACGCTGTAAAGGCACTAGCGGTTATGATCCCCGGCTTTGAGCGGGATTTGATGACAAGTAAAGATCGCGGAATTCGATACGCAGTGTTCGTCGGTAGGCGCAATATCACGGAGAAGGAGCTAGAATATCCCAGCGGCGAGGACGATATTAGAATCGCCCCTATTGCCGTAGGTGCCAAGTCCGGACTATTTCAAACCATCCTTGGTGCGGCTCTTATTGCTGCGTCATTTTTCGTCCCCGGTGCTGGGGCGTTCGGGATTGCTGCACTTAGCCAGGGCGCATTCTTTGGGCTTGGGGTGTCTCTCGCGTTGGGCGGTATTGCTCAAATGCTATCGCCGCATCCGTCTGCTATGAATGGTAATAGCGGCACCCAAAAAGTATCCTATTACTTTAGCGGTGCGCAGAATACGGCGTATCAAGGTGGGCCTGTTCCATTGCTCTACGGCCAAATGACTGTAGGCAGTACCGTAATCTCTGAGGGTATCGTTTCATACGATACCTGATAACTTAATCTATGGGCGTTAATGAAAACAATTTCAGGCTACAAGAGTGAAGGCGGCTCTACGCATACGCCCACAGAGGCAAATGATACACTTAGCAGCACGGCATACGCGCAAATCCTAGACCTCGTGTCGGAAGGTCCGATTTACGGCTTTCCAGATAATGCGCACCCTAATCAATACACGTATCTGGATAATACACCAATCGAGAATCCAGATCGGTCTACAAATTTCAACCTCCGCTCGTCAGATTATCGGCTTGGATATATAGACCAGACGTATATTCCAGGATTCGATAGTACCGCCAATACTACGTCGGTCGGCGTTGAACTTAAGCAGGTTACGCCCTGGGTCCACACCCTTACGGACCTAACCCTTAACGCAGTTAGTATAACTCTTAGCGTAGAGGGTCTGTCTCAAACGGACGTTAATACTGGAGACGTTACGGGCTACAAGGTAGCGTACCAGATTCAGCTTGCTATTGACGGCGGTGCATACACCACGGTTGTAGACACGTCGTTTAATGGTAAGGCATCGTCTACTTACACGCGTACACACCGCATTGAACTTTCGGGTGCCACCTCTCAGTACACGGTGCGTGTAGTACGTCTAACGGCGGATACGACTAGCACGTATATTCGAGACACGACTACGGTAGTTAGCTACACGTCGTTAGTAGATGGAAAGATGCGGTATCCTCTTAGCGCTGTCATAGCGCTCTCTATGGACGCCGCGCAGTTTTCAAGTGTTCCCCTTAGATCGTATAACCTTAAGGGGCTGTTGGTAAAGTATCCGTCTAATTACGATCCGGATACACGTGCATATTACGGAACTTGGGACGGCTCGTTTGTAACCGGCTGGACTGATAATCCAGCGTGGATTTTCTACGACCTCGTTCTTAACGCTCGATATGGTCTTGGTAAGAAAGTAGACGCGACGATGATCGACCGGTACTCTTTGTACCAGATTGCTCAGTACTGCGATGTAATGGTTTCGGACGGAAAGGGCGGCACTGAGCCACGCTTTACCTGCAATTGCTATATCCAGTCTCGTACGGACGCGTACAAGGTTCTGCAGGATTTGGCTAGCGTGTTTCGCGGTATGGCGTATTGGTCGGCTGGGGCTGTTGTAGCTACGGCTGATATCCCATCCGATCCGGTGTACGTGTACACTGCTGCAAACGTGGTAGGTGGCCAGTTCAAATACGTTGGTAGCTCGCTCAAGACACGGTACACGGTAGCGCTGGTGACGTGGAACGATCCGGAGAACGCTTATCAGTCTGCGGTGGAGTACGTCGAGGACGCAGACGGCGTAGCCCGTTACGGTATCAATAAGGCAGAGGTTACGGCGTTCGGCTGCACCAGCCGCTCCCAGGCGCAGCGCGTAGGACAGTGGTATATCCTCACCTCGCGTTACGAGACGAACGCTGTAACGTTCAGCGTCGGCCTTGATGGCACCCTGGCCCAGCCGGGGCAAATCATAGCGGTAGCGGACCCGACGCGCGCCGGTCGGCGTATGGGCGGCCGCATCCATTCAGCATCCGATACGACGCATATCACGGTAGACGCGCTTATGCCCCAGGCGGCGGTAGGTGATACCTTTACGGTAGTAGCCCCGTCTGGAGTAGCGGAAGCATCTACCATCTCCGCAATTTCCGGTAACACGGTAACGGTTAATCCGCCTCTGTCGGCTAAACCTAACTCCGGTTCCGTTTATATGGTGGAGAGCAGCACGGTGCAATCCCAATTGTTCCGTGTGGTTTCAGTTGCGGAGAAAGAAGGGATTACGTTCGAGATTACTGCTACCCAGCATGAGCCGGGTAAATACGCGGCGATTGACAACGGTGCAGCTATTGACCCCAGACCAGTTACCGGGCTACCTCTTAACACACAGGCTGCACCTACTGGCGTTACTGTTTCGCAATACGTGGTAGTAGATCAAGGCATCGCCAAAACCAACATGACGCTTTCATGGGACACTGCGCCGTCGGCAGTGTCTTACGTTGCTCAGTGGAAGAAGGATAACGGGGATTGGGTTGAGGCCGGGAGTACTGGAGGTACTTCTATCGACGTGCATAACATTTACCAGGGTGCGTACATTCTTAGGGTGCGTGCGGTAAATGGCTTGGGCGTTAGCTCGGTTTATGCGTATTCGGCGCAAACCACACTGGCCGGTAAGACGGGCGCACCGCCAGTGGTCGCATCTTTGACGGCCAGTACGGACCAAGTGTTTGCAATTCGGCTAAATTGGGCGTTCCCGCCAAATTCCAGAGACACCGCGTACACTGAGATTTACTACAGCCATACTAACGACTTCTCTACTGCTACTCAATTAGGCCGATATAGCTATCCGACGAGTACAACAAACCTACTGGGTCTTGTGGCTGGGTACGATATGTACTTCTGGGCGCGGCTGGTGGATACCTCAAGCAATATTGGTCCATTCTATCCGGATAGTGGTGGTCCGGGGGCGCACGGTATGGCGTCTATGGATGCCACTGCCATTCTAGCGTACTTGACAGGGCAAATTACTGTAACTCAACTCGCCCAGGATTTAGCTACCCCAATATCCTACATCACTCCGCCGATGGCCGGAGACTCCGGGGGTTACGCCGGAGGTTCTACGTCTTACGCTGGGCAGTGGTCTATACAATCAGCGCAGCAGGGGGCAGACTTCGCGCTGTCCCAGCGTATTGACGGACATGCGGCCAGTTTGGCCTCTCTATATGCTGCTGTACAGACTGAGACCACGGCACGAGTTAGCGCAGACGGTGCGTTTTCTCAGCAGATTACTACCGTGCAGGCGACTTCTAATTATGCTAGCGCACTTGCTCAAACTAGCTATTCCGCCACTTCGTCCCTATCAGGACAATTATCCGCATCGTACCAGATCAAAACGCAGGTAACGTCGGGCGGACATACGTACATTGCTGGTATCGGTGTAGGAATAGACAACAGCAGCGGTACCGTAGAGTCTCAGGTTTTGGTTACTGCGGATCGTTTTGGGGTGCTGGAGACGGTTGGTAATAACACGTTTGCTCCGTTCGTAATCCAGAGCGGGCAAGCGTACATCAATTCAGCATTCATCGGTACCGCGTATATTACGACGGCGAAGATTGCGGACGCTAATATCACGACTGCCAAGATTGCGGATGCGAGCATTACCACGGCTAAGATTGCTAACGCGGCTATTACTAATGCGCAGATTGCAACAGCCGCCATTCAGACGGCTAATATCGCAGACGGAAATATTACCAGCGCTAAGATTGCGAACGCTCAGATTGTCAATGCGCATATCCAAAATGCGCAGATTGATACGCTTAAGCTAGGGGCTAACGCTGCAACGTCAGCGGCCACTTTCAATATTGCGGGTCTGGGCGGCGCTACATATACATCGTCCGGCGGCGTGTTAATCATTATGGTCGCACCGGCGAACACCTCTGGCAGTCCCTGGCTAGCCCGTCTTAGTGTCAATGGCGGTGCGTACTTGGTTACCGTGGCGTCAAACAACGTCCCTTCTAACTTTCTGGTTATACAGCCTGCGGCGGGAACAGTCAGTCTTAATATTGACCAGAATAGCGCCGTAATTTCAACCAACGTTGCGGTATTGGAGTTTAAACGATGATTAGCGTGATTAAATACCACACTGATACCGGATTGATTGTAATGTCGGCTAGTGGAACGGCGAAGGGTGTGGGGGATCAGCCAGACGAGGCAGGGTATGAGGTAGCTTACGGTATTGCGGCTAATTGCGGGCAGTACTACAACGCGGCTACCGGACTCGTATCCGATGCCGCGCCTGTACCGTCTACGGGCTGATTAGATGCCTCGTGCGACACGCGCCTTGCACTCGTTGAACACCTTATCGCCTTCTGAGTCCGCGTCAACCTTCTGGCTGGCCGGGACGGCGTAGGCCGCGTTAAGGTGCGGGTCGATCATTTCCACAACCCATTGCGGGGTGTTCCCGAATTGCATGTTGGACGGGATAGCCTCGCCCCGGCGTGCATCCACTCGGGTGTATCCATGGTTGCGCGCGTCGATAGCCCGTACAGCAGTTTGAGCGGCTTGGAAGCATACAGGCCAGCCCGTGCCGCTAGAGCGTGCGAATGCCGGAATGGCTGCGAGGCTGATAAGGACTGCTACTGCGATGTTTGCGGTTTTCATGGTCGGCTCCTCGGTGTGGTTGTGCTGCTATGTCTTTCTCCTGTAGCGGGAGGGGGTGGTCAGGCGATCAAACCGAAGAAGCGCATGCTTGCGTCGTCGGTCACTCCGATCAGGTGGCCGTCGGCGATCGCGTCGGCCACGCCGTCGTAATTGAACCGAATGTTCTGGTTCATCCCTTCGATGCTGATGTCGCAGACGCGGATTTCGCGGCCGAAGTCGTCGGTGATTTCCGTGAACATTTTCGTTTCCCCTTCGTGTTGCGTTGTCTATGTACCCATAGTACGTATCCCGTGTCAAACAGTCAAGGACTATTTTAAGTCCCGTACATAAATTATTTATATCCGTAAGCCCGGTCTCATAGGGTATCGGTTAGGAGTCCTATGGACCTTTTCTCACAAGCTGCTAGCGCGGCTGACGCAGTAAGCGGGGCTAAGGTAGCCACCAGCGTAGCGGGTGCCGTCTACGGGCTAGCTGGTCTGCCCCTTGGTACGTATGTCTCTATCGCTACGTTGTGCCTCACGGTGTTTTATATCTGGGGCGCGCTTCCCCGCGTATGGCGTACGGCCGTAGCCCTCAAACGCGGATTGATTAACAAAGACTGGACGCTCTGGCAGAAGCTCGGCGACCAGCCTACCCCGACTAAGGAGGACTAATGTTCTCTACGTTGACAGAAAAACTCCTGGTGGGCGCACTTGCCGTCCTAATGGTTACCGGCTCTGGTCTTGCGGTGTACGCGGGCTACGAGAAGCTGCAGAACCAAAAAGCCCAGATCGCTCAGCTACAGGCGGAGAACGCCCAAGAGAAAGCGAACACGGCCGCGGCACTAAATGCGGCTAGCGCCGTAGCAGCGGCCCTTGACGCACGCTCTACCGCCGCCGCCTCCGCACAACATAACCATACCGCCAGTACGGCGCAGCTTGCCTCTGCTGCAGCAGCTAACCCGTCTACGGCCGCTGTTGTCCCTGAGGCTATCTGGTCGGCAATTTTCGGGAGCACATCTAATGCGAAGTAACCTTCTGGTAATCTTGGTATTGCTCGCGGCTACCGCTTGCATGTCGGGCTGTGCATCTGCGCCGAAAACGGTTGTGCAGATCATGACGCCTCCGGATTCGCTGCTTCAGGATTGCATGCACGCGCCACGCCCTACGGGCAACACGGTTACTGATTTGGCCCAGGCAGTCATCAATGAGCGCGGGGTAATCGAGTCGTGTGACTGGGCCGATAAAGCCGCTCTGCGGGCCTGGAAAGCTCAGGTAGCGCCTAAGTCGTGAGAAGCACGTACACTGTCCCGCCCTACGGCCTGAGGATCACCTTTACGGATAACGTCAAGGAGTTCCACACGCTGAGGGCGTCGCGGGTTGACTTTCGCGGGCTGTCGGGCGGATGGGATGCGGGTAAGCGTGTGGACGGCGTGGTAGGCGTATTCGACGGCCGGATTACGTCTCTGGTGCATGAGGCGGTACATGCGGCATCGTACATCCTCACGGCGTGCGGGATCAATCCGCAGTCCAATGAGGCGGAGCCGTTGGCCTACCTAGTCGATCATCTCGTAGCCGTTGGAATGCGCCGCCTGAACCTGAAATAATGCTACACACGCCCTGTCCACACGGGGCATTCTACGTTACCTAAGTGCTTGATTTTATTGGTATCTCGTAGAACCATTCTTTCTCCGACAACGTCACGCTGTCATACCTGTCAGGTGCCAGCACCGGTTGGGGGCTGATACATTCCGCGCATGACTTCACCTTTGTTGCACCCGGTCCGCAGTCCGTCTCCGGACGGCTACGTGCGCCTGTCCGCAAGCGCCTTGGCCGCGCTCGCGCTCGATCATGTGGCGAGCGGTCTCGATGCCTCGCTGCTCGACGAATTGCGCGAAGGCGGCATCGACGCGCGCCTGGCCGGCTATACCGAATGGCACCGCCCGGCGAGCGTCGGTGTCGCATACCTGACGGTCGGGTGGGACTGGTATCTCGACCGCGCGACGAGCACCTTCGTGATCGCATACGGCGACGTCCGCAGCAACATCATGGCCGTCGACGCGACGGGCGCCGATCTCGGCATGTTCCGCACCGCGGCCGCGCTCGCCACCCGGCTCACGGATCTCGACTGGGCCGCCGCGGTCGCTGCATCGGTACTGGGTCGCAACGACGCCTATCATGCCGGTCCCACGCTCCAGTGA